TATATGCGTCGTACACATAGATGACATCGCTGTCAGGGTCGTAGGCCGTCCACACACAGGTGGTCGGGTGAGTAATTCCGAAGTCCACAGCGCACAATTTCTTGTAGTGTGCCGGTATCTCAAACGGCTCGACCTTTATAGCCTCCTCGCTTATGGGGAACACCATGCCCTCACCCAACACCGGGATACCTTTCGACCGCATATCCCGCTGGTACTCAGGTATCGCAGCCAATAGCTGCTCTTTAGTCTCCTCAGTGATGTGTGGTGCATCGTTCCATGTCACATTTTGCAGGTACTGGCCCTTATTCGGGTTGTCCATGAACTGACTTACCAGTTCAGTCATCCCGTTCTCCGGCGTCAAAGTACCGACGAGGTAGCCGCCCTTTCCATCATTACCTGTCGCTGTTCGCGTTAGACACTGTGGGTATATTGTGGGGTCGGTCGGCTCCTCGTCGATCCAGATATAGTCCTGACTTGAACCCATAAGCACATGCTGCCCCTGAGTGTAGGACTTAAAACTTACTAAACTTGTATTGCCAGCCGCATGCCTCACAGCAACATCCCGTGGGAGCCTTGGCGTCCCCATCGCTGGGGTTACCTGGTAGATGAGCCTTTGAGGTATGAGGCCAGAGCCGTCAAACTTACCCTCACCCAAGTACATACCCATCAATTCCTTGACGATTACATCCCTCAACTGCTCACCGGACACACCCAGACACCATATCTTTGTTGGTCGGGTGAACCTGATACCCTCCCACCAGTCTGGATATAAGCCTGTGAGGTGGAATGCAACTTCTGCAGCCTGTGATGCAGTTTTGCCAACCCTATTGGCCGCCATTAGCATTCTTTGCTTGTTAGCCTTTCCGGCTTTGTAGAACTCTTCCTGCCATCCGTATGGCTCCCAATACTGTATGCGGTTCTGCGCTTTGTGCAGCTTTACCACGCGGATGGCTTCCGCAATTTTTTCCGCCTTATTTTTTTGGGCCGCTGTCAGAGCAGGTACTTTCTTTTTTGAACCCGATTTTTTTGAAGCCGTTTCTGTCACAAAAAGGCCGCCCTATATGTACTCAGATATGTGGGGGCGTATGGCCGCCCAGAGGTACCCGGATTTTGCGAAGCGACTTCAAAAGGGCCGATCCTGCCAGGTTTCAGGCCGCAGTGATCCAAAAACTGTACCAAATGCCTGTAAGTCATTGATTTATAACGATATACGTCCCACCATGAATGGGAGCGATCATAACTTAGTAGGATCAATGCCAGCATCCTTCAAGCTTTGCAGCGCAGCATCTATGTCATGGTTAACAGTGACATCGCCCGATAGGTTAGCATCTACTTCGGTCTTATCCCGCCAGCCTGCTCGGTTCTTCAGGAAGAATATCTGCGCTGACGTGTTGGGCTTGTCCCCGGTTGCGCCTTCAAACAGCGCATTCGTCACCGCATCGATGCCTGCTTGCTTGCCAGCCTTTAAGGTGGTGCAGAATGTATCGTCTTCACGCTTACGACGTGAGATAGTGGATCGTGATATGCCAAGGCTAGTTGCTATCTGTTCCTCTGACAGCCCTATCTTTGCTAGGTTGTACAGCTTTTCGTAGTCGATGACCTTTTCGTTTGCCAACTCAATAACTCCAGTTAAACAGTGAATGAGGCGCATTATATCCCAGATACAACAGTATGTTGTGTATCCCCTGCCACATTGACAATAGCGGTTGACCTCACACTCACAGCCGCATCTCCTTTAAGCTAAAAACAGCACGTTCAGGTCGTTCAAGGGCGTTCAGGTGCGTTTTTTTACCTTGAACGGGCTACAGGCCACGTCACCACTGGGCTAGAGCGAATCCGTTCAGGCGTTCAGGTAAAACAGGGAAAAAATCAGTTGGGGAGTTTTTAAAGTCTTTATAGGCTTTATTAGTCTTTTTATATCTCTCTAAATAAAAAAGAGGATTTACTTGAACTACCTGAACGACCTCAGTAACCACGCGGGTTTCAAGCACGTTCAAGGTAAAAAATGCACTTGAACGCCCTTGAACGTTTGGGCTTTGCTTGAACGTCCTCACACCTCATAGGTTAGTGGTCACTAACTTAATCACTTTTCCCACGGTGCCAAAGTTTTCCCACCTGGGAATCTTCCAAGGCTATTACGACTAACATTGTTACTACATATACACACCACAAAAACACGACACATCCTCACAGGCTAACAGGTTAATTGAGGCGGGATTGTATGTGTTGGCTTGTGTCTTACAAATGCTAAAAGCCTATGCGGTTCATTACCTACTGGAATGTACATTACACGTACCATGAGGTGTACATTACACGTACATTTAATGGCACATAAAAAAGCCGCCCGAAGGCGGCAAAGATTGCTAGGGGAGAAATTATTTACTTCTTTTTCTTCTTCTTGGCTGAGTTCTTCATAGCCTTTGAGGTTGGTGCGCCTTTATCGCCCTTTGCCCTCATCTTCTCGCCGCTTCCTGCCGCGATGCGTTTTTTCTTTGCGTGGATATTCGCCCACAAACCTTTCTTTGCCATTGTTATTCCTCGTCTTCGTCATATATCCATTGGTTCATCATGTAGTCGTTCTTCAGCATCTCCACCGCACCGATAAGCGCGTTGTGTGGCAGTGCGGAGTACCATGTGGTGACAATCTCACCGGACTCATTGCATGCGACAGCCGCAAAGCTCTTAGCCTTTGAGGTTTCCATGATCGCAGCGAACTCCATCAGGGTGAGCATCAGGTTGTCGTCTAAGCCCTCATCCTTCTCAGGCTTTGAGGGCTTGACGGTCTTTAACCTAACAACTTTATCGGTCATAGAATGCGCTCTATCCAGCTTTCAGCACCAAGACATAAAAGGATGAATACGACAAGGCCGATGCCGCACAGCGTCTCTTTAACCTCACGCTGTATGGCCTCACGTCGCTCACGCGCCTCGATCTTCGATAGCTGACATATATTGATTGTGTTCATGTTAAATGCCTCACTGTTGATTGTACCACTATTTGTTGTATCTACGGGCGAATGCGTCTGCCACAGGTTCTGCACCCGGACACCCAGTCGCCGTTATGGACTTTGCATTTACAGTAAGCCTTGCGGCACTCGTTATCGACGATGTGGTAAGAGCCTACGGTCTTGATGTTCTTAGGTGTGAACTGCATAAGTTCACGGGTTGTAATTACCATGTAACATTTTCCTCAAAGGTTAATAGGCCAGGCGGTTACACCGCGACCACGTTCGCTGACCATGTACTCGATCATCCATGTGCTTGGCATGACGCCAGTGTCGAACTCAACGTCCCTAATGCGGTTACGCTCCTTGCGGATGGCAACCTCTATTGGCTCAAGTTCGATCTGGATCACTGGGTTAGACTCGATCATGCTGTTTCCTTTTCGCTAGGTTTCACACCACCATAAAAAGTCATTTTGGACATCGGAGTAACAGGAGCTTGGTGGTCAACATAATGCCGTTCTTTAGGGTCTAGCTCTTCTTCCCCAAGGTGATCCAGAACAACGTTACCGTCAGAATCTTTCAAATACACTGGCGTATACACAGGAGTAGTCATTAAAACTGTGCATTCACCTTCAATATCAATAGATATTCCATGCTCGCGTTCTACGTAATCGGCTAAAGCCTCAAACAGTACATTTCCTTCAAATTCAATTTTCATTTTGTTTCCCCTTACCTATTTCGTTAGTGAGGTGACATCATAGTCAACCATTTGTTGTATTACAACTGTTTATTGTATATATAATATTAGTGAGTATCACGTAGGCATAAAAAAGCCCCGACCCTTTAAGGTCGAGGCAAGGAAGCGGAGAGGTGACCGCTTCAGGGGGAAATCATCCTGTGTAATCGACCTCCTGGCCGCAACGCTCACAGGTTAAAATGATCATAGTTCGTGGCACGGTCGTGTCGCCCATAGGCTCATGGTTTACCTCGATCTCTTCAAACACGTCGGCTTCGTCGAGGCCGCCGCACTTGTAGCAGTCATATTCGTATGTCTTTTCTTCTGCCTCTTCTTTATCTCCAAACACCGCATCCCAGTTGTCCCAGAATGTCTGTGCTGTTGGCCGTTGCTTACTACCTTTTCCCATTACGTTTCTCCCATGCCGCTTGTTTGTCTTGCACTATTAGGAATGCGCCGTACAGCGCAACTCCTAACAAAACACAAAATACCAATGTCAAAAAACCAGTCATGCTCAGTCCTCCCAGTTAGCAGGGTCGAATGGATCATCATCTGCCGCGCCCATATCAAGCGTGGCCCATTCGATGTTGCTTAGATTGTTGGTTGCCTCAAAGATAAAGCGTGAGGCTTCGGTGGTGTTGATCTTCATCGTGCGATAGCGATGCCCTGCTTCACACTTATAGGCTCCGTCGGTAAACAGGTCGGTGTAGTTCTTGAGCTTTTTCCAGAAGGGCGCTGACTTCATCGGCACTTCAAACTTATTACCTATCAGGCTACTGGCGTAAATGTCGTATATCTCAGCCTTGGGTGTTTCTGAGCCGAACTGCACAACATTACCGCCTACCCGGTTCTCTCTGATCTCACCGTTCTGAAGGCAGTTGTAAAGCCACTCAGTGACGTTATCCAGCGCCTCAAGCTTCTGGTCTGTCAGCGCCTCAGTCTGCGGGACTAATCGAAGATTGATGTTCGCCTGGTCAAAAGTTCGCAGGTAATGCAGCAGTGCTTCAGCACCCCCAGCGTTGTACCAGTTGTCCAGCGCGGCGAAGTATTGACTGTCCTGCTTCCTGCTATTGCCTACATCAAACACGGCGAACCTGCGCTCATCGAGCGATGCAGGGACAACGAACTCCTCGTTACTGGTAAATAGGATGCGGGTGTAGTTTGGTGCGGTGTACGCATCAACGCCCTTGCGCTCAATGGTGATGTTGGGGTTAGTCAGCAGGTCTTTCAAGGCACCCTCAGAGGCTTTGGCCCCTGCCCAATACGCCTCATCTGCTTGTAGCAGCAGCGTATCTTCGAGGTGGCGGTTAAAGTTGCCGGTGACATGCTCT